GTCTTTTTGTTCCGCTTTGTTTTGGCCCATTTTGGTCAATGGCGAAGAAACGTTAGTGCTCGCCCCTGAAGTGCTGCGTTTGCTTAGTCGAGTTGGCATGTCGCTCTCGGTTAAGACAGGAAAATTCACCCACGCTGAGGCGCGTGCGTTGAACAAGGGTTTGGTCCTTTCCAATAGGGCCTGGGCTGGGCTGCCCATTTTACGTGTGTTATACCGAGTTGGCATGGCCGTCCGCGAGGACGCCAAGTTTGACTTGGAAATGCACAAGAGCTACAGTTTTGAACTAGCTGATTATTCAATCAGTCAATTCGCTGAAGGGTTTTTGGAGAAGACCTATGGTTGGAATCGATCTTCAGTCGTGGAGATAGAGACCCAGCTGTACAGCGTCATGAATGCGGCCCAAGGCGGGCCGTGTTTCATTCGTTCGAGTTTGTTGGCTCAGGGTGCTCATTTTTTCGCAGTCGTGCGGGAAGCTGGGTGCTTATAAGTGGACCGTCCCGCTTAATCCGTGCTTTTTAAGCGCGTGTGTTGTGCTGTTTAGCGCGTTTGCTGTTTAGCGGACTATGGCCTTTAACACGGCCGCCTCCCCCACTCGTTCATGAGTGGGGGTGATGGGAGAAAAGTCACGGGCGTGACATCGGCGTTGGCAACCCGATCCTAAACTAGCCTTGGGGGTCCTTGATCTTGGATCCCTGATTAAACAAAAACAAAAACTTTACCTGTTCAGGTAAGTCGCATCATGCCAGCGAAAAAGAAAGTCAAGACCAAGCAAGGGAAGAAAGCGAAGCCTACCATGGCCAAGCCTAGAGCCCAAGTGAACGTCAAGACGCCGCAAAAACCCAAATACAACGTTCTCGGAACAGCTGTCGGCGCCGTCGCCAAAGCCCTTGATTCGAAGTTTACCGGGGGTCTTGGACACAAAATCTACACTGCCCTCACGGGTAGTGGCGACTACGTGGAAGAGACGAAGAATATGCCTTTCGAAGTCAGTGCAAACACCGTTGTGCATTCATCTCTGATTCCTAGCGTCCCCAATATCGCCAACGACGGCGGTATGGTTCGCGTCCGGCATCGAGAGTACATCACGGAAATTGTCATCAACGAGAACGGCGAAGCCTTCACCGTGTTCAACCTCCAACCAGGAGATGCCAAGGCCTTCCCTTGGCTGTCCAACCTGGCCAACCGTTTCCAGCAGTACAAGCTGCTGGGAGGAGTGTTTGAATACGTCACCCTGTGTGGTAATGCAGTGTCCGCAGCAGTGCCTGCGTTAGGCGCCATCAACGTTGTTGTGCAATACGACGTAACGCGCCAGTACATGACTGATCCGCGGGAGATCCTCAATACTTACTATTCAAACAGTGGAGTCATCAGTGCCGATCTGATGCTGTCTTTGGAATGTGAGACTACTGAGCAACCCTGCCAAGTTTACATGATTCGCGACCCCAATCCCAATCTCCCCCAGCCCGCCGACTCGCGCTGGTATGACTTTGGGCGCATTGAGCTGTCTATCCGGGGTGCTCCGAGAGCACCTCCGGGCACCAGCGGCTACGTTGCCGGCCAACTTTGGTTTACGTACGACATCCTACTGATCAAACCGGTCATTCACGAGAAGCAAGAGTTCCCATTCCAGGAGCACAAGCTTAACGTGCCGACCGCAGTGGTGGTGCCTACGCCGCAACCCGTCCTGCAGCCCGTTCCACAGCAGCAGCCCCTCCAAACCCAGCCTCCCCTTCCTACGCCCGAAGCAACGGGAGGATGGCTGCGTCGGTGAGGCCTCGATGCCACTCATCGATCTAGTTTTCACTCTTCTACTAGTTCGAGTTTTAATCTAATAAATTCAGACCGAA